CCAGCCATTAGATCACCTTTTTTTTCATTTTTTTCATTTTGGCTTTTTTCTTTTTTGCCATAACGAATTTTTTGAGTTGTGGTGGAATCGAACCTTTTTTAGCCATCATTCTTGAACCCTTAGCTTGTTTAGCTGCTTGTTTCATAGACTCATCTTTATTACCATCTTTGTCTAAGTCTAAGAAGTCAGGTTTAGAACCTTTTTGCATCATAGGTCGTTTCATCATACCGCCACCCATTTTTTTAACACGTCCACCCTTCATGTATCCTTTAGGTGAAACTTGTTTGTTGTACAGTCTATTAACCATTTTTTGCTCCTTCTATTTTTTTATTTAACCATGGAAATTTTCCATCTGGAAATTTTTTTATCATATAATCGTATCCTTTTAAATACCATTCTTTTGCTTCTTGTAACTGTTCAGGGGTTCCTCTATTTAACTTAAAATTAAGCGTATAATCATCAGTACATGCAAATTTAGGGTACATCTTTCTAAGGTTTTCAAATATAAAGCTGTCTGTTCTCACCCTCATATCTCTAGATAAGGTAAATAAATGACCTACACAAATAGCAACATTTCTAGGTAAACAGAAAGATTGGCCATCTACAAACTCAAAAGGATATTTACCATCAATAGATGTATAAACAGGGTAGAAGCCAATACTCTCAAAGATGTCCTTTGTTATAAACTTACCCTCCCAATCCCAAATTTTTCTTAAGGTAAAAGTCCAAAAAGCATTTTTCTCTTTGAATGTTTTGTAGGTTAGTTCAGCGTGGTTAGGTTCAAACCAATCTCCAGATCCAATAGGTTGCCATAGGTCATAGTTGATAGAATAGATAGCAGCAGAGGTTAAAGACTCAGGTCGCCCTCCTGAAACTCTGTTGGTCACTCTTTCTGGAAATTTATAATGAGTTACATTTTTTGGTTTAAGATGTTTTAATATTTTTTCTATACTTTCATGACCTTCTTCTGTGTCTGTGCCTATGGTCATTTTACAATTTTCATAAGTTTGTTTTTGCACGCTCTCTATCGTTGTAACAACAGACTCCTCTCCTTTAGTGGGTAACCAAAAATTAAACAATGGTTTCATGTGATATCCTTTCATAGTTATATTCAGTAGGTTGTAAATAAACTGCTTTCTTAACAAACCCTAGTAATTTAGTCGGGTTTTTACTATATCCATTTTCATCGTAACAATTAGGATCATGCATAAAATATTTTCCAACTTCTTCATACCCAAAACCAACTTCTTTTGCCTCTGGAGTGCATAGTCTTCCATCCACGTGTTCTCCTGTAAACATATCGTTAGGACCTACTTTACCTGTTTGGAATCCAGACGAAGCTCCATCTTTTATATTATTAGGTCGGTGTTCAAGTGTTAAAGCTTGACCATTTAACATACCCATTTTTAAACCAATACCTAAACAAACATATGTAAATACACTTTCTGTGCAATGTGTTTTAAATATGTCTGGCATAAATCTGCCGTAAGCATCTCTAATTCTATAATCAAAAATAAAAAAGTGAGCGTTAAAACTTTCACCTATTTTAAATTCTATATCTTGTCCTTTTAAAGAAAGTCTATTGTAGTGTTTTATACTTTGATGAAAACAATCTTCGTTTACAAAAGCTGCTGATAATCCATAATTTTTTGATTTATGAAAATCTAAAAGTTTTTTTAAAGCATCTGTATTGCCATTCATACCTACATCAGATGCACAATAAAGATAATATTTATAATCAGGAAATACCTGACAAGCTTTGTTAAACGTTATATTTACAGGTGCTATATCATAGATAAAATTAATTTTAGCTTTACCTTTGTATCTTTCTATAATTTGATTCTTAACAGAATTAACATTGCAAGCTGATATACAAATATCAAAAAAATCTCCTTCTTGTTTAAGAAGGTCATCAATATTTTTAAACCACATCTCTGTGTTTAGATTCTTCAATCCGCAAAGATTGTAAACCACTAATAGTTCTTTCTTCACTTTTTACCGTTTCTAAATATCTGAGTTCCTTTTATACCAAAAATACTCGCCACGACTAAAATCCATAAATTTGTGAACCAGCTCGGAAGCGATTGGAAATATTCAAAAAATAATTTTACCTTCTCCATTGCTTCAGGGTCGTCTGACATGACTGCCCACATTAACACCACGATGGGCGCCGAAATAATTATTAAAACAAATTCATCCTTATAGTCGTTTTGCCTAGCCTCAAGAAGTTTGCCCTGGTAAGCTTCCTCACCCCGAGCCATTTTCTCTGCATGCATGAGTTGGGCATCAGACATAGCCATTTTAGTTTTCTGACGGTTAGAATATATCTTTGCGCCAGCTTGCATAGCAATCTTTGCTAAACTGAACCAAGCCATTAGTACGCCTTTGATTTTCTTTTCTTTTCAGGCAGCATTCTTTTTTGTCCTGGTATGTCCATTTCAGGTCCACCCGTGCCAATAAAGTTATATGCTTTGTCAGCTGTTGTTTTAGATCTAGGATCTATCTCAACTTGCTGCTCACCAACTTTAACATCTTTAATTTTGTCTAGTTTTTCCATCTTAGCTCCTTTTTTTCTTAATCCCGGCTTCTGAAAGTGCAATAGCGATAGCTTGTTTACGGCTTTTTACTTTTTTATCACTTCCACCGATGTTGAGTTTACCTTTTTTAAACTCCTTCATCACCTTTTTAACCTTTTTTTGTTTTTTTGTCGACATTTTTAGTTTTCCTTCTTAATTATCACGCCTCCAGCGCCCATATCTTTAGCACTTGGCAGTGTTTTTGATAATATTGTCTTTTCGATTGAAGTATTTGCTCTTAATTTTGCTAATTCTTCGTTTTGTTCTAACTTTTCATCCTGATTTTGTTGATTCATCATTGTTCTCATTCTATCTAAGTTGATTCTGTCCTCACCTTCCTTCTCTTTTCTCATATTTTCTGCAGCTCGAAGGTCTAACTCTCTTGCTCTCAACTTAGCGATAGGGTCATTATCAAATTGTGAGGTAATTTTCTTCTCCTCTTTCATAAATTCTTCCATCATCTCAGCAATTAGAACTGCTTTTCTAGCTTCAATTCTTTGTTGTAACTGTCTTGCTTGCATTTGCATCTGTGGATTTTGTTGAGCCATTTGTAACATCTGAGCTAGTTGTGGTAACTCTTCTTTAAACTCTAATTCTATCTGCTCTTGTGCCATCAAACTAATATGTTCAAAGATATTTTTTTCTAATGACGCCATAACCATAGGATTATTCCTAGCCATGTTGGTTGCCATAAAATTTAAGTGAGATGTTATGTGTGCTCTATGGTCTTGACCTGGAAACGCTTGAAAAGGTTTACCTGCTAAAGCATCAATGTGTTCTAACGCAGGATCCTTTGGCACGTTTGGTGCTGGTCTTTTTAAAATCATGTCTATGTTTTTTACACCTAATGCTTCGTACATATTTCTATACGCTTGATACATATTATGCATTTGTGGATTGGATGTTGCCAGCTGCAGCTCCGTCTGAGCGAGGGAAATACGCTGTGTCTGAGAGAAAATGTTGGGATCTGCAACTGGCAATATATCTACTCTATCGTCAAAGTCTGTTTGTTTAATCATTCTTTGACCACCAACTACATCGTAGGGGTATTGTTGTGGTAGATATAACTTGAAAACTCTTGCTAATAATTTGAACTCTTGTTTAAGAGCTGCATAAATTCTTTTGTGAATTGCAGACATTGTTCTGCTGCCTCTTTCCAACAAGGCTACTGTCGTACCCACTGCCGCTTGTTGATTACCCTCACCTACTTGCAAGTCTGCTATTGAAGCGAATCTTTGACCTGCTTGTACTACGACGCCCATAAGTGCTAATAAGGTTTGTGATGGTTCTTTGAAAGGAAGCATCATGAAAGAATCTCTGATGTTACCACCTGGTGCATCTACATCTCTAAACTCACCTGGCTGAATAGATTGTGCATCATCTCTAATTCTAATTCCTCTTTGTTTAAATCCTGCAGGTAAATTTGATAAAGTTCCTGCATCTAATAGTTGTCGTAATGCAGCCGTAGCTGTTCTTGATAATCCACCAATCATATGTATTAAACCAAATCCATAAAATCCTAACCCTGGTAAAAATTTAAAATGCACAAAGTATTGTATTTTATTTCTTTTTGGATCTCCTATTTCATAGTTTCTTCTGATTGATAAAATATTTCTTGAGTTCTCTTCTATGGTTACGATGTATGGAAGTTTAATTCCTGTTGGCTCACCGTCTTGACCTATGTCCTCAAATCCTTCTAAATCTAAATTAACGTGACACTCTAATAAATTAAATACATCTTCGTCTCGTCCTTTTGTTTCTCCTTGAAGTTCTCGTTCTTTTTTCTCAACTTCACTTTCACTCATTGGACCTGGTTTTAATTCTATGTCTCTATAGAAACCAGCAACTTGTTGTTTTCGTAATTCGTTCTCAGGCATTTTAACAATGTGAATAACAGCCTCTGCATCATTAAGTGAAGTTGCTGTATACGGCACAATCAAATCATCAGCCGGTACAAATTTAGATACAGCTCTTTGTTCAACTTCATCATAGTAAACTTTTTTAAATGCAGAACCTGCTAGTGGTAAATGAAATAACATTGAGTCAAACTCTGGTTCGTACTCTTGCATCTGCTCCATAAGTTCATAGTTCATGTAATCTTTAACACGAGTTGCTTGTTGAATTTTATCTGGAGTTTGTAATCCTATGACTTGTGTTCTAACTGGGCCATCTGCTGGTAATAATTCTTTGTAAGCTAGAGCTTGGAATTGTGTAACAGCTTCTGCCAACACAGGATGTGTAGCACCTGATGCACCTTGAAATGGTTCTGTTCTGTTGTCGTATTTAAATCCTAATAAATCTAAACCTTGGGTATAAGATCTTTCCCAGTCTTTTCTAGACATCTTATAGTCCATGTAATTTTGTGAAAGCGTAGAGCCTAATCGTCCTAATACTTCGTCGGGTAAATGCTCTGCTAAATTGTCGTAATGATTCTGACCACCCTCAATAGATCCTACTGAAGGGTCATAATTAATATCAACCGATCCATCCTCATTTTCTGTAATCTCAATAGGCTCACCGGCTTCATTTAATTTTTTTGTTTCTTCGGCCTGTGCTTCTACGAGTTCTTCAGGTGATGGTACTTTTAATTCTTGTTCTACGTTTGGTAACGCCTTGTCTACGTTGTCTGCCATTTATTTTCTCCGTTCCCACTTGTTTAACAGTATTATAGGATAAACTCAAGCCTTGAGGCATGGGCCCTGATTTAGGGGGTATTGTGGTTGTTAGCTTAGTCTTCATAAAAATCATCCAAGTCTCTAGCAACATCCGCATCAGCCTCTGCTTTACCTACAGAAAACTCACCGCTTTTCATATCTTTAACTTTTCTACCTGTTGCAAATTCTTCCATAGCTCTTGTGTCTGGTCCTAATATTTGATCTAAATCATCAAGAACCTCTACGTCAAAATCAGCATTACCATCAGGGTCTACATTAACAGGCACTTCTTCTTGAGCTATAAACTCACCTTTTGTCCTTACAGCTTTGCCTGTTTTTTCATCTATAAGTTCATACCCTGGTGGTTCATATTCAATCTGATATTTTTTTCCGTATGCATTTTCACCCTCTACAAAAACTCTACCATCATCATATCTACCTATTGATACTCCTGGTAGTTCTTTTGGTTCATATATCGTTAGGTCTGCATCTACTCTTTTACCTGTACCACTAAACATAACTTTATTTACAAGATCAGGAAACCATTCTGGCATTTTAGTAGAGCTACCTGCAACTTTAACTATGGGTTTAGCAACTTCTGATTTTCCTAAAAATTGTCTGAGGATAGGTAAGGATGCAATGCCTGCCATAATTTTCATAAACGTTCTTCTTTTAGGATCCATTGGTCCATCAGCAAAACCTATTCGTCCACCGTTAGCTGCCATGATACCACCTTCCATATCAAATCTTTCGTCTAACTCATCTGATGTAAGTTGCTCTTGTGGTAAAAATCTATAGTCATCTGTGTAACTATCTGTTGCTCCTTCTGCACCTGTGGACGCTGCCATAATTTGTTGTATTTGGTCTTCAATAAAATTAGGATCTTTGGTTGGACGATCTCCAAAAATTAGTCCTTGAAAACCACTCTCTAAATTTTCAAATCTTTTCTCAGCTTCTTTTGTTGCAAGATCTCTTACAAGTGAAAGGACATCAGGGTTATAAACTTTTGGTGCTCTAGTTTGTATGTCTTCAAATCTTTTAGCTAATTTATTTTCCATGTTAACTAAATCAGTTGCAGTTAAACCTAGTTCTTCTAACTCAACTTGATTAAGTTGGTTGTAAGATTTAAAAGCTTTAAAATCTTTATTAAATCTGTCGTAATCTTTTTGATAATCAATTAAATTTTGTATAGCAACTCTTTGTTCTTCTGTGTCAGCTAGTTTAATAAGATCTTCATTAAGACTTCCTAGATTGACACCAGGTATGGCGTCGATTGCACTTCCTATAAAAGTATCTCTAGCTGTCTGACCAAAAGTTTTTCCTTCTGACATTCCAGTAATAATCGGGTCCGCTTCTAATAAAGCACCTACTGCAAGACCTGTTCCTCCTTTACCAGCAGAGATGGCAAGATCTGCTGCACCAGCAGCTCCTTTTGCTGCTATCTTAGCTCCAGGTTTTACAAATTCTTCGAAGCCAGCTTTTAATAAAAGAGATGGGTCAACTCCAATATTCTTGCCACCTTGCATAAGTTTTTGCAAAGAGGTTGGTTTTTGTTTTGCTATTTCAGGTGTTTTGCCAACAATATTTTTTCTTTGTTCTATAAACTCATCAATATTATTGTAAGTTTTATTGTAACCAATTTTTTCTAACTCTGCTTTGTATTCTGCTTCAGGTAATCTTCCGTCTCTAAACTCTCTAAATAATATACCTGCTCGTTTATTCAAATCAGAGTCTATTAATCTTATATTATCAAAGGGTGATTCTAAAATTCCTTTAAAGTGATCAACTTCAACATCGGATCTAAACATTATACCTTTTTTCTCTTTTACAGGTCTAGGATCATTTTTATATTTATTTTCTTGAAACAAACGAGTTATAGTTTTGTTACCAATTCTAGTATTTTTATATTTTTCAAGATCTTCATAAGCTTTAAATACAGAAGGAAATATCTTTCCATACTTTTGTTTACCTACACTTATGTCAACATTTAAATCGTTTATCTTTTTAGCAGAATCAGGCAGAGCATTTTTTCTCATTTCTCTATCTGTAAGTTCTGCTTCTGTTGGGTTTAATTGAAAGGTCTCTCCTTTGTATACAAACTTCCAATCTTTAAAATCTTGAAAAGCAGGATTACCTATGAATCTAACTTTAGGATCTACACCAGCCGCGTTAGCTGCTTTAAAATTTCTATACGCAGACTCCATAATAAATTTATCAAATGTATTTTTACTAAAACCTAAACTATTAGCAGGAGGCCTAGCATCAATATATTCTATAACATCTTCTATAGTTTTTAATCTACTTCCTCCCTCAAATTTTTCAGTGAAAGTAACTCTAGACAAACTATCAAATAATTTTTTATTTTCTTTAAAAGCTGGTAGCTTTCCTGCTTTTACCATTCTTGCAATAGTTCCTGCGCCATAATTAAAAATTTTATTTAAATGTTGAATTGGATTTTTAAATTGTCTCCAGTCTGCTTTTGGATCTAGCATGACGTTATTAATATAGTTATTTATTTTTTCTGAATCTGAGATTAAATTTTTTGCAGCGTCTCTAAATGGTTGGCCAGCTTTAATTGCTACGTTAGTGACGTTATTATAAATAGGTGTCTTAACACCGCCTCTATTTTCTGCAATTTGATTAGCTCCAGCCAAATTAAATATATCAACTCTAGATGGTGTGGGTATATTATTTGTATTGTAATAAGTAATTAAAGTATCAAAATTTTTTAAAAGATTTTTACCTGTTTCAGTTAATTCAACTTTTTTTGTTTTTGTAAATATGTCTGTGCCTTCAATAGGTAACAGCCTATCTAAAATTTCTTGTGGTAAATCTGCAAACTCTTTACCACGGCTACCTTGAAAAAATTCTTGTCTCTCAATAAAATCTACAGACTCATCCATTAAGAAAGGACGAGTTTTATCCATAGTATCTTCTAGTCTTTCTTTTCTAGCATCTTCTTGTATTTCTAAAAGTTCCTGGGGCTTGGGTTCTGGTAAGGTAAACTGTTTTGGCTTTCTTATATAAGCCATCATTTGATTGTATTCAGATACTTTCATCTAGACTCCTAATACATTATTTAGACCGCCGCCTGCTTTATTTTTTCTGTTAGACATCATCTGCAAGTATTCTTCAAACGTCATTTGATCAGAATAGTTTTCTATAAAGTCTGCCATCTGGGGATTCATAATCGTGCCTGTTTTAAAACCAGGTCTACCACCCTCAGCTAAATCATCTGGGTCATCAAGGTTTTTAACTTTAAAATTATTTTTCAAAGATAAGAACTCATCCGCTGCTTCAAATTCACTTCTAGCCGTATCGATGATACCATCTAGCGTTCCTAATACTTCATTATCTCTATCGTAATATTGTTCAAAAACTTTTAACGGATCCATGTTTTGATCACCTCCACCTTTTAAGTCATCGTAGTTAGCTAAACTTTTTCTAGTATCTTCTGGTAGATTAATCCGATCATCTTTTAATAAGATCTGTCTTATAACAGCTCTTCGTTTTCCTTCTTGCATAGCACTGTAACTTCTTGCGCCCATGTCTGCAATTTCATCTTCTTCTATCGTGCTTGTCTTCGGTGGCGTATAGTCTTTATCTAATACAGATTTTACACCTTGCTGGTCCATTTTATATTGAGCAGATTCTTTAATAGCTTTGTCTGCCATACTTCCTGGCTCAACACCTTCAGGTAAACCAAGTTCTTTTTTCAAAGTCATAATACCTTTATCATCAACAGGTTGTTTTGTTTTAATATCAAAAACATTTGTAGCCTCACCTGTCTTTTCTGCTTTTGTACCAAGAGGACCAAACATAGACTCAGCTACAGATTGAACCATACCTTTTGTTGTGCCTGTTTGTTTATTCTTAGCGTCTAAAAATCTTTTTGCATTTTGTTCATAGTTAGCAACTTCTCTTCTGTTTTTATTTGATAAAGCATAAGGTGCGTATTCTTCTAGTTTCTTTTCAATGAAATCTAAAACTTTTGGGTCATTGAATGCATCGTCAGAATATTTTTTAAAAGGACTGTTTTTATCAAACTTAATTGGCTTGGCCACGTTCGTTCTTGTACCAATGATTTTGGTTAAGATATCTTTACCAAAAATTCTTTGTAATAATTTTATCATTAGTAGTAACTCCTTTTAATCTTATTTAGAGGTTCGTCCTTCTCATCTTCAGGATGTTGAATTAAACCTCCTTGTCTAAATCTCATAACTGCTTGTGTCATAGAATCCACCAAGTCATCGTTGTCTCCGTAAGGAAAAGCAGCACATTCCTCGATAACCTCTTGTGCAAACTCCATGTGAGTGGGCGCCCATATTCTCCCCGATTCAAACAGCGGAGAAACTGCGTTTACCCTAGTATGCTTATCGTTGCCTTTACTAGGAGAGAAATTTATAACCGGTATTCCCATTTTACGCAACTCATAAGTTAAAGGCAGACCAGATGCCTTAGACTCAATAATAACCGTTTCAGGTTGCCAATAACCATATTGTTCTAATGCAATTCGTCTAAGTTCTGGAAACTCGTATCTGCCTTTGATTGCATCAATTAACATTAATTGTGGCCCTGAGTCTTCATCTTTTTGAAACACACCCCATGTTGTGATTGCAGAATAGTCAGCGGTTTCTTTTTTCATAAACGCTGTGTCGTAAGATTGTATCACGTGTTGTAGAGGTGGTATGTCATCTTCCCAAGTTTGCCACCATTCACGTTTGATTAAAGCTCCTTCTTCTGATGTAGGGTTCTGCATGTATTGAGCATTCCATTTAGAAATAGGAATAGATGCTTTAACAGATTGTAAATCATCTAACTTCCAATACTCTGGCCAAAGCGGTTCACCGCTTGGCATAATAGCTGGAAACTCTACAACCTCCCACTGATCTGCTCTCGGTTCTTTTTGTGCATGGACCAGGCGTCCGGCTAAATCTTTCGAGTTCCATCGTGTCATTACAACAACGATAGATCCACCAGGTTGTAAACGTTGTCGTGGTCCTGAAGTATACCACTCAAAGGTTCTCTCTAATGCTTGTGAGTTCATTGCATCTTGTTCAGTGTGTGGGTCATCAATAATTAATAAATCTGCACCTCTACCTGTAATTGCAGATCCAACACCGGCTGCATAATATTCACCACCCTGTGCTGTCTCCCATTTACCTGCAGCTTGAGAATCTGGATTTAATCTAGTTTGAAAAACTTGTTTGTATTCTGCAGAGTCCATAAGTGCTTTTGCTTTACGACCAAACCTTACAGATAGTTCAGTTGTATTTGTTGATTGGATAATTTTTAATTTAGGATTTTTACCAACCATCCATGCAGGCAAGAAGTAAGATGCAAACTCAGACTTCGTATGCCTTGGTGGCATATTAATAATTAATCTTTTGATCTTACCTTCAGCAAGTTTATTAAATTTATCAGCTACAATTTTATGATGGGACCCTTCTATAAAATCAGGCCACATGTGTTTTACAAAAGTTAGAAAATCAGATCGTATCTTAGATTCTTTTTTCTTTTCCTCGTATTGCAGAAAGGTACGCATAAAATCATCACGCACATCAGGAGGTAGTTTCTTTATCTTTTCTAAGTCTATATTCATAAAGTTTTCATTTTTTGCAAAATTTTTACAGGTAAATTTTGAAACCTTAAAAAGTATTTCACGACCTTATACATCCAAATCTTAGCAATATAGGGTATATCGTGGGACCCCTTCTATAAATTAGTAATTTAATAAAACAAAAAAGTCAAAAATTTAGTTGGGTCTTGGTACCTCTATTAGGCCCGAAGGGCCCAGGGCGCCCCGAAGGGGCGCCCTGGTTCATGATTAATCTAATAACACCATATATGCTTTGGCATTGTTTTT